GTTTCACCTCGTCCTAGCCTTGAACTTGAATTGACCTGCGCCAACGTATGGGCTGGCAAGGTCGCACCACCGGAGGTATTCAAATGAGCGACAAACCTGACATGGTCAATCAACCCCCTCACTACAACAAAGGAGACATTGAGTGCATCGACGCCATCAAAGCTGCATGCGAAGGGCTTACTGGTTTTGAAGGGTACTGCACCGGCAACTCGATCAAGTATCTGTGGCGCTGGAAACACAAGAACGGCGTTGAGGATTTGAAGAAGGCTCACTGGTACATCAAGAAGCTCGCTTCGGAGATTGAGTGATGGGGCTGTTCTGCCCTTCATGCGAGGGTGCGACAAAGATATACGACACACGCACCTATCGAGATGAGCAACGGGACTTTATATACGTGGTGCGTAAGCACCGATGCCTTGAGTGCGGACACAAGTACAAAAGCATGGAGACGTACATGGAGTTATGGCAAACACTTTTAGGAGGGGAGGATGACGACGATGACACCGGATCAATATGAGTTGGACTTAAAACTAGGAGAAGCATATGTCGAGATCAAAAGGTTACGAAAAAGATTGGCTGATAAAAATGAAGAACTCAGCGAACTACGACGCACAATGGCGAGCATCCATGCCGTATCCAACCAATCCTTTTTCAAGAGTAAATCCAGCGGAGCTGATGAAGCTGATGCGGAAGACGGAGAAAGAGGAATCTACAGACCGCTTGCGTAAACTAGGAGATGCACTGTTATGACCCCCGAGGTTAAAGTAAAGCGCAAGGTTGTCTCACTGCTCAAAGAGATGGGTGCGTACAACTTCTTTCCAGTAATGTCTGGCTATGGTCGGTCAGGCATACCCGACATCGTTGGGTGCTACAACGGGCACTTCTTTGCTATCGAGTGCAAAGCAGGAGACAACAAGACCACCGCCTTGCAGGAGTTGGAACTGCAAAAAATTCGTGATGCAGGCGGCATCGCGCTAGTAATAAATGAGGAGAACCTTGAACATGTCCAAGCCGCCCTACGAGCGCATACTGGTAATTGACTTTGAAACACGGTGGGATAGAAAGGAGTACACGCTAAGCAAACTCACCACTGAGCAGTACATACGCGACAACCTATTCAAAGCGTTCGGTTGTTGTATCAAGACGTACGGTGAAAACGACACCGTATGGGTCACACACAATGACTTACCCGCCGCCTTCGATGCTATCGATTGGTCGACCACCGCAGTGCTAGCGCACAACGCTCAGTTTGATGTAGCGATCCTCTCGTGGAGATACGGGTGCAAGCCTGCGTTCATCTTCGACTCGCTCTCTATGGCGCGTGCTCTGCGTGGGGTGGAGGTGGGCAACAGCCTTGCCAAGTTAGCCGATGAGTTTGGTCTGCCCCCCAAAGGACAGGCTGTGTACAGCACAGATGGACTAGCCGAGTTGACTCCACCAATTGAGAAGGAGTTGGCTGACTACTGTGCGCACGACACATACTTGTGTGAGGAGGTGTTCAAGCGTTTGGTGCAGGGCTTCCCTGCCAAGGAGTTAAAGCTCATCGACCTCACGCTAAAGATGTTTACCAACCCAGTGCTACAACTTGATAAGGAGATGCTCAGTGCAGCGATTGAGGAAGAAAAGACAAAGAGAGGCGATCTTCTTTCGCGCCTTGGTGTGGAAGAGTCCGTCTTGGCAAGCAACCCGCAATTTGGTGAATTGTTACGCAGTCTTGGAGTGGAGCCTCCGACTAAGGTTAGCAAGACCACCGGTGAGAAGGCGCTTGCGCTTGCAAAAAACGATGCGCTCTTTCAGGCGTTACTTAACTCCGATAACGAAGACGTGGCTCTCCTTTGTGAGGCGAGACTGGCAGTTAAATCAACACTGGAACGCACACGAGCGCAAAGATTCTTGGACATTGCGCAACGCGGTTCGCTCCCAGTTCCCCTTAACTATTACGGCGCACATACAGGGCGATGGTCGGCCTCAAAGGGTTCGGGACTTAATTTACAGAACCTCAAGCGAGGGTCGTTTCTACGGAAATCGATCATGGCGCCGAAAGGTTACAGCCTTGTTGTCTCTGACTTATCGCAGATAGAACCGCGAGTGTTGGCTTGGTTGGCTGACTACGATGCCCTGCTGGACATCTTCAAGTCTGGCAAAGACGCCTACGCCCAGTTCGGTGCGCAGATGTTCGGCATACCGGGGCTGACCAAAGAGAGCCATCCTGACCTACGGCAGTCTGCAAAGTCGGCTCTGCTGGGCTGTGGCTACGGGCTGGGGTGGGCATCGTTCGCCGCGCAGTTACTGACAGGGTTTCTTGGTGCGCCTCCAACCCGATACGACAAAGCCTTTGCCAAGCAGTTGGGTGTGGGTGCTGAGTTTGTTAATGAGTTTGTGTCGTACCAGCCGTTTATTGAGCGCATGCGTACGATTCCCCATACCTGCACAGAACCTGAACTGACTGTGCATTGTGTATCGGCAAAAAAGATTATTGATAAATACCGTGATGCCGCACAGCCTGTTAAAACATTCTGGGAAATGTGCGATGCGCTGATCAAGCGCAGTCTGTACGAAGGTATAACGTACACGCACAAATGCTTGGTGTTTACAAAAGAAAAAGTTATCTTGCCAAGCGGGTTAGCTTTGCGTTATCCTATGTTGACTGCAAAGCCTGATGAAAAAATGCGTATTCAATGGGCTTACGGTGAAGATCATTTGAATCGTAAGAAGCTGTACGGCGGGAAGCTGACTGAAAACATCGTTCAGGCGGTGGCTCGCTGCGTCATGACCGACGGCATGCTGCGGATACAAAAACGTTATCCCTGTGTGCTGACCGTTCATGATGAGGTGGTGGCGCTAGTTCCTGAGTTGGAGGCTGAAGAAGCTGAAAACTGGGTCTTGGCGCAAATGACTATGGTTCCCAAGTACATGCCGGGGATTCCATTAGCCGCAGACATAGGGCATGCGCAACGATATGGAGATGCAAAGTGAAGATACCCAAAAGCATTAAGGTCGGTAAAAAGAAATACAGTGTGCATCAAGTTAAGCACATGGATAAAAAAGGCATCATGGGTGCGGTCAATTACAACGCCAGTTGTATTTTCTTAGCCACTCACAGCAACGTGCGTGGTGTACGATTTAAGAAAGAAGAAATGGCTGACACGTTCTGGCATGAGCTAACTCACGCCATCTTGAAAGATATGGGCAGCAAGCTGGAATCAGATGAAAAGTTTGTGTCTGGTTTCTCTGACCGCCTAACCAAAGCTATTCTTTCTGCGAGGTTCGATTGAAAGTTAAATGGTCTCACTCATCGTTGAAAGACTTTGAGGGTTGCGCTCGCCGCGATCACGAAGTAAAGCTGCTAAAGAAATACCACACACCTGAAACAGAGCAGATCAAGTACGGCAAAGAACTGCACAAGGCAGCGGAGGATTACGTGCGGGATGGCACACCAATACCTGAACAGTTTGCGTTTGTTAAGCCAACGATTGATGCGCTGATGACAAAATCTGGTCGGCGCTATCCTGAGTTTGAAATGGCGCTGACTGAGAACTTAACACCCTGTGGCTTTAAAGACGATGCCGTTTGGGTACGAGGTATTGCTGACTTGTTAATCATAGACGATGACAACCTAACAGCGTGGGTGGTGGACTACAAGACGGGCAACAACAAATACCCTGACGTGGGGCAGTTGGAGTTGATGTCGCTCATGGTGTTTGCCAACTTCCCGCACATCCGTCAGGTCAACTCAGCGCTTCTCTTCGTGGTTAAAGAAACTATGGTGAAGGCCAAGATGATGGTGGAAGAAGCCCCCGCTGCATGGCAAAGATACAGAGAACGTGTTGCCAAGTTAGCGGCGTGTCACGACAATGATGTATGGAACCCCAATCAGACTCCGCTGTGTGGTTGGTGTCCGGTTCGCAGTTGTGAGTTCAACCCAAAGCATTAGGAGAAACAAATGGCACGGGATTACAAAAAGGAATACAAGCGTGATCGTGAGCTTGGCAAAGATGGCCCCGGTAGCGATCAGGGTGAGCGTCAGAAAGCTCGTCGCCTGTACGACAAGATGGGCATAGATCGCAAGGGCAAAGACATTGATCACATCAAGCCGCTGCGCAAAGGTGGCACGTCAGCTAAAGGCAACCTACGCTTACGCAGTAAGAAAGCAAACCAAGGAGACAACAAGTGACATCCATTTCACCGCAGGAACTTGCAAACCTGTGGTACTTGAAGTTTGGTGACGGTTGGATTGTTCGCACTGATTTACCGCAAGAATGGAAAGACATCGGCAGAGAACTGATGCGAAACAATCTTGCTGATTACGAAATGATTAACTACTCTACGCGCTTTTCCCCGGTTGAAATCATAAAGTTAAAAGAGACATGCAGATAATTGAAAACAAAGCGCTACTACTGCGCACACGCAATCCCGACAAGTACAGCATCATCCCCAAGTCAAAGATTGTTAACGAGCTTGACGATGGTATTTTTGAAGTAGCAGTTAAGTGGGGGCTGGATGAAGTACGAGTACTTAAAAACCTTGGCGTTAAGAACGTTCCATCGCCAATCACAGCACGATACGAATGGCCCGGACGATTCAAGCCTATGGCGCATCAGATCGAAACGTCGGCGTTTCTTACGCTACATCGTCGCGCCTTCGTTTTCTCAGAGCCGGGAACGGGTAAAACTCTTTCGGCGCTATGGGCGGCTGATTACTTGATGCAGACCAATCAGGTGCGGCGCTGCTTAATTTTGTGCCCCATCTCCATCATGCACTCAGCGTGGATGCAAGACCTTCAGAACAGTATCATTCACCGCTCTGCGATTATTGCGCACCATCAACAGGCCATACGGCGCATTGAGATGGTTCAGGGCGACTATGAATTTGTTATAACCAACTACGATGGTCTGAATCTTATTGCCGATGAGGTCATCAATGACGGGCGGTTTGACCTGATCATCGCTGACGAAGCCAACGCATATAAAAACGTCACCACTAAACGCTGGAAGTCCCTGCATAAAATCCTTGGCCCCAACACGTTGCTGTGGATGATGACTGGTACACCAGCATCGCAATCT